AATCTTAAAGAAACAGGTGGACGTAATCTTACAGGTACAGTTCGAACATCAGATGTTGCAGCTCCCGGAGTAATCCCTGAGAATTGGAATCCGTTTAAGAATGGAGCTAACACAGCTGACGAGTTTATCTTGGCCTCAACTGGTACAATAAAAGACATGGCAGAGTTGCAAGGTGTTCTGTATGTATATACAGACTCTTCAATACACTCTATTCAACAAACAAGCTCACCCCTCATACCGTTTCAAATAGCAACTGTTACAAATAACTATGGTGTAAACAACACTGATGGTGTTCTTGAAGTAGATGGTAAGCATATTGTGTATGGCAGTAATGACTGTTATTCATTTGGTGGACATCCGGGATCTATATCTTCCATATCCGGTGGAAGAGTAAGGAGTTTCTTTAGGAATGGGACTACAATTAAACAAGTAAGGTTCAACAAGTATGATGAGATTTGGTTCTGGTCTACTTCTGCAATCTATGTTTGGAACTATCGTAACAACGTGTGGACAAAAAGAGATTTACCAACAGGCTCAATATCTGCTAACCCTTCAAGAGATGACCTTTTGTTTGCTGCACCTACTAAAGTTGTAGGAGTAGATGGAAGTTCTTTTATGGATGGTGCATTCCTTGAGCGTCAACGACTAGCCCTAACACCTGAGTTTGACACTGAGAGTGTAGCTGGTATGGTATTGTTATTTGATGGGCCTTCAAAGGCAACTATTACATATGATGGTACTGATAAAGTTGGTCAGTCTGTAGACTACTCATCAAAACCTTCTCTCAACTTTGACACAACTCTGAACTATAAAGCAGACGTTAGGTTTAATGGTAGGTTTTTAAATTATAAAATTACAAATCAAACTGGTGAAGTGACCTTAGATTGGGATCTCTCAGGATATCAAATAGAATTAAGTAAAGGAGGATTCAAGTAATGTCTATTATAAGACCACCCTATACAGGTGATCCTGTCTTAGACTCTTGGACAAATCAGATAACACAGTATTTAAATATTGGTCTGCTTCCGGGAGTTAACACACCCTCTGGTTCTGATGGGGCTGGTGCTAATGGTAATACAACAATTTACCTTTATCAAAAAACTGCTAGTGCTACTGCCCCAGCTGCACCTACATCTGTATCTTATGACTACTCTGATTTAGATGATGTTACAGTGACTGCTAACAACGGTTGGACTGGCGCTGTACCCGGAACTACTCTTAAATATCTATGGGTTACCTTTAGGTATGTATCCAAACTAGTTGATACTATTACAAATTCAAACACTTGGAACTCACCTGTGTTACTCGCATCTAATGGAGATCCGGGGGGTCCGGGACCAACAGGTCCAGCAGGGTTAAATAATGCTACTGTATTGCTTCATAATAAAAACTCATCTAGTTCGGCACCTTCATTGTTCAGCGGTACATTTACGTATACGTTTTCTACAGGAGCGTTGTCAGGTGGTTCGCTCAATGGATGGACACAGACTGCACCTTCCTTGAGCACTGGAGAGTTTTTATTTAGTTCATCTGCTGTTGCATCTGCTACCACTACAACTGATACAGTAGCTTCGTCTGAGTTTAGTACTCCGCAAGTCACAGGAATTGCTGGAGATAATGGATCTCCCGGAGCTAATGGTGATGTATCTCGAACATTATATTTATATGATGCAAGTGTAAATCAACCATCTGCTATTGCAAGCAATGCTGGTTTTAATGCATCAACAGGTAATGCTGCTAATACTGGGACATGGACAACTATTGTACCAACTATTCCTACTGGTCAAGGTCTTTGGATTGCTTCTGCTACTGTAACTAGAACCAATAATGCTGGATCATTTGTAGGTGGAGGTTGGACAGTATACAGAGCATCAGGATATGATGGAGCCACAGGCCCAGCTGGTCCTAGGTTTGAAAGCAGAAGAGTTTATCTTGCTTATACCCCTACAAATGCTGATGGTACTGATGTCCCTGCAACTCCTACTGCAGTATTAACTTGGTCAACAGGTAATGTTGTAGTTACACCTAGTACTTGGAACGAAGTTCCTCCTACGAAAGTAGTTAACTCTGCAGTTAATATTTATTTTTCAGACTTTTTGTTTATAGATATTCCCGGAACAGCTACAACTTCTTCTGATACAGGAACTACTGCAAAGCAAGGAACTTCTTTTTCAGGGGTAGTGTCTTTTGTTGGTGATGACTTCACATTAGATGGATCAACTGTAACTAATATTGATGGTGGTAATATAACTACTAATAGTATTAAAACAGACCAACTTGATGTTGATGATCATGTACTTTTATCAGGTAATAATTCTGGGATACTTGGAGGAAGAAGTTCTATTTCTTCTTATAAAGAATCAGGTTTTTATGTTGGTCGTGAGCTCCGTCCTACTGTTATGACCCTAGGTGGTCTGGTAATTGGTCGTGAATTTATAATAATATCTGTAGGAACTACTAATTTTATACCGCTGGGAGCATCATCCAATGCAGTAGGGGTACGGTTTGTTTATAACGGAGCCCAAATTCCAAATGCTGGAAATGGTACAGTTCAAAAACTTGGTTTTGAAGTAAGTCATACAACTGTTAACGGCTTAAATCAACTTGAAGGTATTATACATGATGAAACTGAAGGACTTAGAATATTTAACCCTGAATTAATTTCTGGTGGTAATGTAATTACTGGTGTTGATACAAAAACAACTTCAGGAACTACATTTATTGGAGTAGGATCATCTCTTGGAGTAATAAGTTTAAGTGCTATAGGGGGTGGAGGTGGTGGAGGCTACGGTGTTAATAATGGCAATGGTAGCGGTGGCAGAGGTGGTACTGGTGGCAACACAGTAATAAGACTGAGACAAGGTTCTGTCTCTGGTTCTATAATAGCTAATACAACATTGACTGCAACAGGTGCAATTGGTGGTTTAAATGCACCTACTGATAATCAACAAGGTGGTCTTGCTGGTGCATTTTCAGAATTTGGTGTTGGTGGGGCTTATGTAGGTCAAAATGCAGCTGCAAACTCTGCTCCTAGCACTAGCTATGGAGCTGGTGGAGGAGGTGCTGGTGGTGACAGTCAAGGTTTCTTTGGTGATGATGGTGCTGGAGGATCTGGTGGATCTGCTGCAGTAAAACAAACACTAACCTACGATGCATCTAGTAATGGTAATAATCTTTATATAGAAGTTTTATCTATTGGCGCAGGTGGTGCTGGTGGTACTGGTGGTAACAGAAACGGTGGTGCTGGCGCTGGTGGTGTTGTTCAACACACTGCTGTTATGGGATCTACAGTATCAAAAGAAGTAGTTAACCTAGCAACAAATCAATACAACACAATAGGATCTTATTGTTTAGCAATGGTTGATCCAGCAAGTTCTATTCAATTAACTGTTGGGACACAAATAGCAGGTAGTAATTTAAAACCAGCAGCTTTTGGGAGTCAGGGTAATGGTAGTAACAGTGGTTTATATGTCTCACGACAAAACACTAGTCTTTCTGGAACTTGGAAAAGTATTGGGGGAAGTACCTTTACTAACTCTTTCTTCACAACACTATGGGTAAGGATATCATAATGGAATATAGAAATGCAAAATATATAACAGACACAGATATTGATTGTGAAATACAACATCCTGATTTTGGGTGGATACCTTACAGTATTTCTGATAATGAAACAGAACCCAGTTCAATTGCAATTAATACAATGTTAAAAGTAGCAATGCAAACAAACAATAATGTTGAAAAGTATTCGCCTCCTACTGATGAGGCAGTAAGCATAAACATTAGAGTTGAAAGGAATATCCTTTTAGGTAGCGTTGTAGACCCTATGGTTAGTAACTCTCTTAGGTGGGAAGAAATGTCTAGTGATAAACAAGAAGAATGGAGAGTCTATAGAAGGGCTCTCCTAGATCTTCCAGAGTCATCTGGATTTCCACACACTGTAACATGGCCTACTGAACCAACATAAGGAAATAATAAATGAGATTATTAAGTGGCCCTGAGTTGGCTGATCAATGGCATATTATAAAGCCACAAATAGAAGAAGCTATAGTACATGGCAGTGGTGTTGTTACATCTCATGGATTATTATTACAATGTCTAGGCGCAGTAGGTCAGTGTTGGGTGAGAGAAGAAGGTGGTGTTTGCATAACTC